GTAGTTTGTTGTGGTAGAGGCCCCACATATTCGTAGTTTAAAAAATCCCCGCCCATTCCGCCGCTCAACAACCCCCGCTTCCCTCACACACAAACCCGTGATAAAGTGAAACCATGAGAAACGCCGTGCTCGCTGACAATACACTGCGGGATCTCGCGATGGCGGTTGCCAGAAACAACGTAGGCGCCCAGCGCCCCGTGCACGAGGTGGCTGCCAGCGAGGGGATTACCCAGCAGGAATACTTCGAAATCGCCAAAAACCCCCTGTTTTTGCGGTATGTGGACAGTTATTCAGTGGATTTGCAGGAGAACGGGTTCTCGTTCTCGGCGAAAAGCCGCATTTTGGCTGAGGATTTGCTGCCCACCGCGTACCACATGGCCAAAGACCCAGAAGTGCCGGCCGCTGTGCGCATGAAGGCGATCGAAAACCTCGTAGAGTGGGGTGATTTGAAGCCTAAAGCCTCTGCAAACCAGCAATCAGGCCCCGGTTTCAGCATTACGATCAATATCCCAGACCCGAACACAGGCAAAAACCAGTCAATCACCCTTGAGCACAACAATGCTGCGTTCGAACCGGCGCAAAACACCACCGCTTTGCTGTTTGATGAGGGCGATGTGTATGAGTACGCCGGTGACGACGTGTATGAGTGACCCCAAATGAGCGTTGTCTACTCCCCAGTGCCCTCGTTGGTGCCGTTTTTCACCTCTGAGACGTTCATTTCATTGGTGTGCGGGCCTGTCGGATCGACAAAAACCACTGCTGGTATCCTCAAAATCCTCTACCACGCCAAACAAATGGCGGCTTGCACCGATGGAATCCGGCGTAGTCGCTGTGTGTGGGTAAGAAACACGCGGGAGCAGCTGCGGGATACGTCGATTCCTGACTTTTTGAAGTGGTTTCCTGACGGTTTGGCGGGTGTTTTTGCCAAAACGGACTACAAATTCATCCTGAAAATGGACGATGTAGAGTGCGAAGTGCTGTTTCGGGGCCTCGATGATACCAACGACGTGCGTCGATTGCTGTCGTTGCAGGCGTCTTTTGCCGTGTTTGACGAGTTTCGGGAGATCAATAAAGACGTTTTCGAGGCCATGCAGGGTCGTTTGGGCCGCTATCCAGACGGCATGATGGTGCCGCACCGCCCTGAGTGGGGGGTTGATGAGAAGGGCAACCCCATACAGGGGTGTGTGACCGGCACCGGTGCGGCCAACGACCACTTGTGGGGGATGAGTAACCCGCCGGACTACGACACGTTCTGGGAACACCTGCTGACCAACCCGCCAGAGAACACGCACGTGACGATTCAGCCCTCGGGTATGTCGGAGGAAGCGGACTGGATACACCTGCTCAAGTCCAACTACTACGAAAACCTGATGGAAGGCAAAACCGAAGACTACATTGACGTGTACATCCACGCCAAGTTCGGCAAGTCGCTATCAGGCCAGCCGGTGTACAAGAACAGCTTCACCCGGGAGTTCCACGTATCCAAAGAGCCCATCGCCCCAATCCAGAGCCCGGACTACCCCATCATCATCGGCATCGACTTCGGACGCACGCCGGCGGCGGTGTTCAAGCAGCGCGATCCGCGCGGCAGGGTGGTAACACTTTCCGAGGTGACCAGCGAGAACATGGGCATCGAGACGTTCGTGCAGACTAAACTGCTGCCGCACATCAGCAACCACTACCCCGGGTTTGACTTCATCTGCGCGCCGGACCCCGCCGGCTTCATGAAGCAGCAGCTCAACGAGATGACACTGGTAGACGCGCTCAAGGCTGCGGGGTTCCGCTGTGTGCAGCCTCCGACGAACAAACCCGAGCTGCGAGTGCAGGCAGTTGAGCGGTTATTGGCGCGGCAGATGGACGGCAAAGCTGCGTACCTGATTGACCCCAGCTGCGTTTCGCTGGTAAAAGGATTCATCTCGGGGTACAGATACAAAGTACGCAGAAATGGTACACTTGAGGACGCGCCAGAGAAGAACGAGTTCAGCCACGTACACGACGCCAACCAGTACGCTGACGCAGTGATCGACATGAACATACGGGGTGTGGGCCTTGCCGGCACCGCCAGACGAGAAGTAAGGCGCGTTGCGTACGCGTATTCCTAGAAGGAGATGACCCATGGCACTACCGTCTACAGGCTTGGCGCTTATGCCCGTCATGTCGTTAAAAGACCTGAACGCGCGGGACAAAGCAGAGCGGCAGCCCAGCGGCCAAGACCGCCCTGCCCTGCAGAATTTGGCGTCGCTGGTGCACAAGCGGTGGGAAACGGCTAAGGACGCGCGCCGGGAGCTTGAAGATCGGATGCTCCAGTGCCTTCGGCAGCGGCAGGGCAAGTACGACCCGGACAAACTCGCGCAGATAAAGGCGGACGGCGGCTCCGAGATTTACGTCAACCTCACCTCCACCAAATGCCGCGGAGCGACCAGCTGGCTGCGTGACACGTTGCTGGGTACTGGCACAGACAAGCCATGGGCGTTCGAGGCCACACCAGAGCCGACGCTGCCCCCAGAAGTACAACAGACCCTGCAGGCGCAGCTGGCGCAGCAGATTATGGCGTTCATGCAGTCAACCGGGCAGCCGCCGGAGCCAGACGCGATGGCCAAGTTGGCCGACCAGATGAAAGACACCGCTGCGCGAGAACTCAAAGAAGAGGCCGACACGCGGGTCAAGCGCATGGAGAAGCGCATCGAGGACCAGCTGTCCGAGGGCGGATGGATGGCGGCGCTCAACGAGTTTCTGGACGACGTAGTGACGTTTCCGTTCGCCGTGCTCAAGGGGCCGGTCAAGCGCAAGCGCAAGGTAATGTCGTGGAACGGGGCCAAACTGGAGCCACAGGAAGCGATCCGTAATGAGTGGGAACGCACAGACCCGTTCATGCTTTACTGGGCGCCATGGGCGTCGAACATTCAGGATGGCTACGTGATCGAGCGGCACAAGTTGACCGCCGAGGACCTGCAGGCACTGATCGGCGTGCCCGGGTACAATGAAGCGGCTATCCGCGAGGTGCTGGTAGACGGCCAGCAGGGACGGCTGCACGAGTGGTTGTGGTTGGACAGTGCGCAGGCCGAAGCCGAGGGCAAAGACACCACCGAGGCTGTGTACAACACTGACCTGATCGACGCGCTGCAGCTGTGGGATTCGGTCAAGGGCAAAGACTTGTTGGAGTGGGGCGTCGATGAGAAAGACGTACCGGACCCCGAGCTGAACTACCCGTGCGAGGTTTGGCTGATTGGCAATGTCGTGATCCGCGCGGCCATCAACTACGACCCGCTGGGTCGCAAGCCGTACTTTGTCACCTCCTATGAGAAAGTGCCCGGGTCCATCGCAGGCAAGGGCGTGCCCGACCTGTGCAGAGACTCGCAGGACATGGTGAACGCATCCGCGCGCTCGCTGGCGAACAACATGGGCATCAGCTCCGGCCCGCAGGTGGGGGTCAACGTCAGTCGCCTGCCGATCGGCGAAGAGATTACCAACATGCACCCATGGAAGATCTGGCAGTTCACGGCTCCTGAGATGCAGGACTCTACCGCTCCGATAACGTTCTTCCAGCCGCAGAGCAACGCCAACGAGCTGATGGCGGTATTCGAGAAGTTCTCCAGCCGCGCGGATGAAGACACCATGCTGCCCAAGTACATGACCGGTGAGCACACTCCGGGTGTTGGCCGCACGTCTTCTGGCTTGTCCATGCTCATCAGCAACGCCGGCAAGGGTATCAAGCAGGTAATCACGAACATCGACCGCGACGTTATCGTGCCGGCGATCGAGAAGCAGTATCAGGACAACCTGCGCTACCACGCGGATGACCCCAGCATCATCGGGGATGTTCAGATCGTTGCGCGCGGTGCGAGCTCGCTGGTGGTCAAGGAAGCCGAGGCGATCCGTCGCAACGAGTTCCTGACGTTGGTGCTCAACAGCCCAGTGGCCCAGCAGATCGTCGGCATGGACGGAACGGCTGAGCTGCTGCGCAGCGCCGCCAGCCACCTCAACGGCAACACCGACCGCATCGTGCCTTCCCGCGCGCAAGTCAGCATGATCGAGCAGCAGCAACAGCTGATAGGGCAGCTCCAACAACAACTTGCGTTGTTGACGGGCCAAGCGCCGGCGCAGCCCGGTGCGCCCGGGCAACAACCCCCGGCACCGCAGAATCTGCTGCCTGATGGGAGCCAAATGGGGGGCAGAGAATCCAACCTAGTTTCCCCGAGACCCAACGGGCAGTGACAAATCGCTTGACTGACGCGTATACACGCAGAGTAGAATGAGAGTATGGCAATTTTTGTAGGGCACAAGGCCGACCGGAGGCACATACAAGCGCTTGCGCGCTGTAAGCAACCAGAAAACGAAGCGCTTATCGAGCTTTTCGAGAAAGTGCTTGAGGATACCAAAATGTCCCTTGTAGTCGCAGATGACCCAGCGCGAATACATCGTTTGCAAGGTAGGGCGGAGTTGCTCATTGATTTTATCGACTCGGTTGAGAAATCGAGTGGGTTATTGGCGAAGCCGTAAGGCTTCATTTACAGCAAACCATTATGTGAACGGCACACCCCCGGGGAGCTTGTAGCAGAGTTGGAGCTTTAGGAGATAGAGATGGCGTTACCAAGGCAAGTGGAAGACACGATCAGAGAAATTGCAGAAATCGAAAAGCAGCTAGGCGTTCAGCAAACCGGGGGGTCTGATGTACCTCCAGAGCCCGCAGAACCAGTAGCACAGCCTAAGTTAGAAGTAGTTCCTGAGCAGCAGCCTTCCGCGGCAGTGGAGCCGCCAAAAACAGTTGAACCAGCAAAAAGCGAGTCCGAAGAGAAGTGGGAGCAACGGTATCGTACCCTGAAAGGTATGTACGATGCAGAAGTCCCTCGGTTGCACGCGCAGATAAAAGATCTCGCCAAACAAATTGACGAGCTCCGACAGTCTACTGCGAAGCCGAAAGAAACTCCTGCGGATAAGCAAAAGTCGTTGGTCACTGAGGATGACATTAAAGTGTTCGGCGCAGACCTGATCGAAGTTCAACGCAAGGTCGCCCGCGAAGTAGCAATGGAGTTCCAAGACACAGTAGCGGAACTACGCTCTGCCAATGACAAGCTGCGTGAGCAGCTGACCACCACCGGAGCGCAGGTAAGTGAAGCGTCTTTTGACCAGCGGTTGCACAGGCTTGTACCTGATTTCGATCAGATCAACGCCGATCCGCGCTGGATTGATTGGCTTGAAGAAGTCGATCCTATCCTGCGAGGGCCGCGCAAGAGCATTGCTCAAGGGGCGTTCAACAGCGGTGATGCTGAAGCGGTCGCGCACTACGTGAGCCTGTTCAAGAAGACGGTGGAGGTACCAACCCCGCCAGTCGAAGATCCGGTGAAGCGTGAACTCAATAATCAAATCCAGCCGAAGCGTAACAGCACCGCGAGCACGCCAGCGACCAAAGCCAGCAGGGTTTACTCCCCGGCCGATGTTGAAGGCATCTTCATCAGGATTGCGCAGATGAACGCCCGCGGGCAGCTCGATGAGGCAAGAAAACTTGAAGCTGAAATTGATGCCGCGTATACAGAAGGTCGCGTAACTGCGTGATCTTACCGTTGGCGTCGCAACCAACTGTGATCTAGGAGATCAATATGACATACCCCGTTCAGGCCCCGTTTAACACGTCACCGGCGTACACCGGCTCTTTCATCCCTACACTGTGGGCTGGCAAACTTCTGGCGAAATTCTACCAGAACACCATGCTGTCTGAGATTCTGAACACTGACTACGAAGGTCAGTTGAAGAATCAGGGCGATACAATCCGTATCCGCACCGCTCCGTCCATCAGCATTTCTGACTACGTTGTTGGCCAGAACCTGCAATACGAAGTACCCGTGCCGATCTTCCAAGACATGCAGATCAACAAGGGCAAATACTTCGGCGTGCAAGTCAACGACGTGCTGGCGTACCAGTCTGATATGAACCTGATGAATATGTTCACAGAAGACGCCGCCAAGCAGCTGAAGATCGCTATCGAGAACGAAGTGTTCTTCAACAGCTTCGTCACCGAAGGCCCGGCAACAGCGAACGAAGGCGCAACCGCCGGCGCGATCTCTGCTGCGTATGATCTGGGTACAGACACTACCCCTATCCTGCAAACTACTCCAGAGAACGTCCTGAAGGCGATTTTGCGCATGTCTTCTGTTCTGGACGAGCAGAACGTGCCTGAAGACGGTCGCTGGCTGGTGATTACCCCCTTCGATCGCCACCTGCTGATGCAATCCAACATCGCGCAGGCGTACTTCTCTGGCGACGACAAGAGCACCATCCGTACCGGCAAGATCGGTATGCTGGATCGCTTCACTGTGTACGTCTCCAACCTGTTGCCACGCGGCGCGGCTGGTAAGGTACTGGTACCGGGGCTGACCGACCCATCAACCGGCGCTGCGCTGGCTAGTGCCAAAGCTCGTCGAGTGATGGTGGCTGGTACCAAGCACGCTGGTTCCTTCGCAATGACAGTCAACAAGACTGAGCCGCTGCGCAACCAGTCAGACTTCGGCGATATCGTCCGCGGGCTGGCAGTATACGGCCGCAAGGTCGTCAAGCCCGAGGCTCTGGTTATCGCGCAGGTAGGCACTGCCTGATGCAAGCTAGTGGGGGCTTCGGCCCCCACACACCGCACTCTTTCTGTCAATTTTTTGGAGGTTTACCATGCAATACGCACGAACTCTTGGTGGCGTGGCCACTATCGCCGCCGCTGGTACCACGCAAGCTACCGCTACTGCGGTGACCGCTGGCTTGACAATCGTTTCTAGCGCAACCAGCACTTCTGCTGATGGTATTCGCCTGCCGGCTAGTTGGGGCATCGGTGAGTCCATTACAATCGTCAACATAACAGCGGTAGCGCTGGATGTGTTCCCACCCACCGGCGGTGCTATTAACGGTGGCACTGCAGATGCAGCGAAAGCACTCGCTGCAAATATGAGTGGTGAGTACATCAGCCTTGGCAGTAGCAACTGGGGCGCGGTACTTAGCGCGTAACCAACGGAGGGGGGCTTAGGCCCCCCCCTTCTTTATGGAGATAACTATGACTGTCGAAGATCTAGTAGCGAAGTACAACGGATTTATTCTGTCCAACAAGGCTCGCGTGGCCATCGGCGACAAGCAGATTATTGTCGGCCGTGCCACAGATACAGGATTTACTCTTACCCCAGAGGGCGAGGAACTTGCCGCTGCGGGAGTGGAAATCATAATCCCAAAAGCCACTACCAGAACTCGCGCAAAGCCGGTACAATCAACTGACGAGTAATCATTTGAGTAATCAAGATGACCCCGCTGACCCAGTTTTTGTCGCGCCTTTTGGTGTACGTGCCCGCGTGTTCTGACCCGCTGGCTATGCAGGCATTGCTGGATTCCGCGATTGAATTCTGCGAAAAGACTGGGGTCATTAGCGCACGCCCTGACGCTATCTACCTAGTACCAAGCGCGACACAGTATGAGCTTGAGTCTCCCGTTACTTCTACGGAGGTCTTCTTGGTTACCAAGGCTCAGATAGACGGGCAAGACGTGACGCCGATCATGGCAGAACAGGTTACGCTGGACGCCCCTCGCGTCGCGCGCCCTGACAAGCTGTATGTAACGCTCAACAGCGACTGCACTAGCACAGTCACGATAAACGCGCTTCCAGATCAGCAGTACCAGCTTACGACAGAAGTATTCCTTCGCCCCACCCGTAGCGCTACCAGCGTCCCAGATGTGTTGTTGACCCGCTGGGTGGACGCGATCATAAGTGGCGCGCTGATGAAGTTGTACATGGTACCGGGGCAACCGTTCAGCAGCCCCGACCTCGCGCAATACTACGAGTCGCGCACCGCGCGGCTTACCCACAACGCCAGAATAAACGCCAGCTACGGCGGTGTTCGTGGTGAAATGTCCATAAAACAACGCCCATTCGCATGAGGTAAGCCATGGCTATAACTGCGCAATCAATCATCCGCCGCGCGATCGACACCCTTCAGGATGTCACCTCTGTCCGTTGGCCGGTAAATGAACTCGTACGCTACCTCAATGATGGGCAGCGTGAGGTTGTTCTCCATCGCCCAGACTCCATGGTCACTACTTCGACTGTGACTTGTGCGGCTGGTACGAAGCAGGCGCTGCCCGCGAACGGAGCGAAGCTGATCGATATCTCCCGCAACATGGCCGCCGGGTCCACGAAGCGCGCCGTGCGCATGATTAACCGGGAGATCCTCGATTCACAGGTGCCTAATTGGCACAACCTCACTGGGAACATCGAAACGCTGCACTTCATGTACGATCCGCGCGATCCGCGCGTGTTCTTCGTGTACCCACCAGCGCTTGTCACGACGCAGCTTGAAGTTGTATACGCCGCCTACCCGACCGATATCGTCGAGCCAGCCGACGGTGCTGCTTATACTGCGGTGTCCGGTAACATATCGCTGCCTGACATCTTCGCGAACGCGCTGTACGACTACATCCTTTTCCGCGCCTACAGCAAGGACAGCGAGTATGCCGGCAACGCCCAGCGCTCGCAGACCCACTACACGGTGTTCGCCAACGCGCTTGGCCTCGAAGTGCAAGCGACAGTTGGCGTCGCACCCAATCCGGTCGCAAACCCGAACCGTGGGCAGACCGTAACAGCGTAACGGAGGAAGGCGATGTCTTGCGCAGTGAAATTGGTGCGCGGGGATACCCGCCCACAACTCAAGTTTACGATAAACGACGAAAACACCGGCACGTTCGTAGACATAACCGGCGCCACTGTACTGCTGAAGTTCCGGGCAGCTGGCAGCAGTACGATTTTGTTTACCCGCACCGGTGTGCTGCTTACTGGGCTGGATCAGGCTGACGGCTCGATTACCTACGACCCACCGTACAATGTGGCTGGCGCCGGCGGACGCGTTGCGTTCGACTTCGCTGCTGGTAATCTCGACTTGGACGCCGGGGCGTACGAGGGAGAGCTGGAAGTTACGTTCTATGGCGGTGGCGTCCAGACTGTATACAACCCTCAGAAGTTTACGATCCGAGACGATTTCTAAGTGAAGATGCAGGTTGGTGTGGTCAAGTTGAGCGTAGAGGTAATCGCAGCGCCGCTTGGCGGCACCGCGCGGTATACCACGCTCGACGTTATCACGCAGTACCAACTTCTGAACGCAACCATGCAGGCGCCGGCGGTAACGCTTGGGGCCAACGCATACCACACGACATTTGATGCGTTCGTCCAATACCAGCTTTTGGACACCGACGTAGAAGTTGGCTTCTTTTTCTCAAGTCTTTACTTCGAAGACATTGCTGCCGCTTCCGATCTCTTGTCGTTCGGGCTGGGGAAAACCCTTGCTAGTGCGGCAGGTGCTTCAGACGGCGTAGCGCTGTACGCGCAGCCACAGTACGCGTCACAGGCGCTTACTACCGACGCTTTAGTGTTCGCGAGCCTAAAGGCGATAGATACCCCAGTCGGCGCCAGCGAAAGCACTGCGTTTTTTCTCACTCGGCCGTTCGCGGACACCTACACAGCCTCTGAACTGCGCGCGCTCACGCTCGCGAAGCCGTTCTCCGACGCCGCTGCCACCACAGACACTGCCACCAGACAGTTCGGCCTCGGGCCGTCAGACACCACTACGACCGCGGACGCCACAGCGTTGTCTGTTGATAAAGCACTTTCTGATTCCGCAGCCGCAATTGACACCACAGCCGCGCTCTTTGGTTTGTCCCGCAGCGACAGCGCCTCCACGACCGATGCAGACACACTGGACTTCGGCAAGGGGCTGGATGACTCCGCCGATACCACCGACGCTACAAGATTAGATGTTGGACTGGCAGCTGCGGATAACGCGGGCACGGCTGACTCGCTGGTGAACGATGTGGCTAAGGCCAGCAGCGACGCTGCGGCTGCTACCGATGCTGATACGCTGTCTGTGGGCAAAACACTGTCTGATACCGTTTTCGTTACCGACGACATCAACGGCGCTGGCGCCGACGACAACCAGACCTTGCAAGTATTCAAGGGGCTCACGCACCTAGCGTCTACCTCAGACACGCTGGCCTTGTTGGCTCAATTCTTCAGGGAGTACGCTGACGCTGCAGCCACTACGGACACGGCGGAAAAAACTGTTGGGCTATCGCTGGCTGACGCTAACACAGTTGGAGATAGCATAGCCCTTAGTTTCGTTGTTTACCGTGACGCAATAGACGCAGTGAACACATCTGATGCGATCGCTATGGCGGTTGAGATGTTCAGGGAAGACGCCGGTACCGCGAATGATGCGGCCTCTCTACTGGTCGCGTTCGCCCGAGAGTTCGCAGAAACAACGACCAGTGGCGACGCTGCGGTTAAGCTGTTCGGCAAAGTGCCAACGGAAGTAGTTGGCGCCGCAGACGTGTACGCGATGGTCGTGGCGTTCCAGAGGGCAATCGCGGAGCCTTTGACAGTTGCTGAAACCGTTGCCCGAGTCGCAGCGTTCGTTCGCAGCTTCTCCGAGACTGCGACCTCCTCGGACGCTGACGTTTTGCTCGTCGGCAAAAACCTTGCGGAGCCGGTCAGTTTAATTGACGCATTTACTGTTCTGATGAATAGTGGTAGATTTGATATAGTGGCCTCGGCTGATTCTGGGTATTTGCTGAACCAAGATTACGTCGATAATCCAAACTACTTTGCCGACGACTACGTTGGCGTGAAGCGGATCTTTTAGGGAGACACCAGTATGATCGAAAACTACGCGAAAGTGACAGGCGCGCTGTCAGTCGTCCTGAAAGACGCCGACGGTAACATCAAAGACGAGCGTGAAGTGCCAAACCTCGTCGTTACCGCGGGCTTGGGCTTTATCGCCAGCCGCATGAAAGACGCTACCGCCACTGCAATGTCCCACATGGCCGTAGGCTCCAGCAACACCGCAGCCGCCGCTGCGCAGACCGCGCTGATTACTCAGATCGGCTCGCGGGTAACGCTTACCTCCACCACTGTTAGCGCCAACCAAGTAGTGTACGTTGCCTCGTTCGGTGCGGGCGTCAGCACCGGCGCGATTACAGAAGCCGGCATTTTCAACGCGTCTACTGCGGGTACTATGTTGTGCCGTACGGTGTTCTCAGTTGTGAACAAAGACGCGAACGATACGTTGCAGATTACTTGGACGATTACTCTGAACGCAGCGTAATTTAGTGGAGGCGAGCTATGTCTACCATAGTGACACGGGCGGGCAAAGGCTCGCCTCTTACTAATACTGAGCTGGACAGTAATTTCACCAATCTGAACACAGACAAGTTGGAAAAGTCTGGGTCGAACACCGCCGACAAGATTGCCTTCAACCTTACCGCCGCGCTTACCCCCTTGCAGGGGGAGCTGACGTGGGACGCCAGCACAGGCACGCTGGATATCGGGCTCAACGATGGCAGCACCGTCTTGAGTATTGGCGAAGACCAAATTTACCGAGTCATAAACAAGACAGGCGCGTCCATCCCCAAGGGTACGCTTGTGATGTCGTTCGGCACTGTCGGCAATTCCGGCGCCATAAAAATCAAGGCGTGGGACGGCACACAAGCAGCGGCTATCCCCGCTGAAGCGCTACCCGGCGTGGACGGGCTCGGCTATGTATTGGCGTTCGGGAAAATACGCGGTATTCAGACCAACGGAGCCAACTATTCTGAAACATGGGTAGACGGCGACATCATCTACGCACGCGCATCTGGTGGGCTTACTAAGACCATACCGGCGGCGCCCAATACCAAGACCACAGTCGCTATCGTCATTGCTGCGCACGCGTCCAACGGCACGATGTTCGTACGCCCCACGTATGGGTCAAACCTCGGCGAAGACGAGCTTGTGCAACTCACCTCGTTGGCGAACAACGACGTGCTGCAATACAACAGCACAACAGTACGTTTCGAAAATAAAACTCGTGAGGCCGCTGGGCTTATTACAACGGCTGGCGCGCAAACCCGCACAACTGGGCTGCTCGACCTCCAAGACTCTAATTTCGCTGGGCAGCTGCGCATCAGCCGCACGGGCGGGGCGAACTACTCCGTTATTCAGTATTACAGCAACGGTGTTGAGGTAGGCAAGGCTGGCTTTACTGGCTCTGGTGAATTTATCATCCGCAACGGCACGTCAGCTGCGGACAACTGGGTTATCACCAACGGGTCGCTCACCACAGGCTCGGT